CATGTCAACAACTTCGCCTTCTAACTTCTCTGGTGGCATAGCATTTTTACCCTTGCCTGATGCAAGAATTTCTGCCGCTGCCTCAAAAAGTTTATTTTTAGCCATTAGGAATCTCCTTTGTGTTTACTTATTTATAATTATTAAAGTTTTCGAATGAAATTTTCAAAGAGGCGATATGCCACTTTTTCAATATCTTTTGATGAGGCAGAACGAATTGCTTGCTTTGCTCTATCAATATCAACTTCAACAAATCGGCCTTCAACGAAAAGCCATTCTTTGTTTTCCATAATACCATTCACGAATGCTCCTGGTGCAGAAGGATCAGCAACAACGTCAGCAGCCGTAGCCAATCTGAAGTCACCACCGACAATATTAATGCCGTCTTTACCAGCAATTAAGGAACCCATACCTCTAGAAGAGACACCAAGACTAACACCAGATTCGATAAAGTTACGAACGATGTTTCCATATGGTGTGTCTAGAACTCTTGCCTTACCAATAAATCTGTTATTACCATCTTCTTTCAATGATTCAATCTTGATACATACACGCTCAAGATTGATAGATGGTGTATCTGGATGACCTAGTTCACCCAAAGCACGATTTGTTTGAATATATTCTTGTGTATAACGACCAACTTCTTCACGTAGTGTATCAATCTTATACATTCTACGATTCTTGTTGGCTTGTTCACCGACCAAGAAGATACCTTCAATGTAAAGATTCTTCTTGCCGTTCTCTGAAGTCTCGGTTAAATACTTAACGTCTTCGACTGTTTCTGTAATAAGTTTCATATTACGTTAGATCCAAGTTAGTTGAATATGTTGCAGTCTTGTTCAATTCGATAACACATGAACCACCAGTTGCAACAGTAACTACAACGTTACCGGTGTTGGTGTTAGACAATGTGTAACCCAAATCGTCAAGTCTCATTTCACCAGAACCATGAAGCGCCAACATAGGAGTTGGTGTAGCACCACGGCCGATGTGAATGTAACCATTAGAAGACCAGAAAACACGTTTGATACTTGCCGCAGATACGGTTTCAAGTTGTGTGTTGGCTGATAGGTTTGCTAATGTGATTGTATATGTGCCTGGGTCAACAACACGAATGGTGCTGGTACCTCTTAGCGTATTGTTTACTTCATACATTTATTTGATTCCCATTGATTTGCGGCGGCGTAATGACATTTTTCTTTTTAATAGAGTTCTGTTCAATTTGGCCTTACCTTTTGTTTTCCAGTATCTTTTAAGTTTTCTTGCCTTATTAATTCTTTGCATAGCAGGAATTCTCTTAACTGTGTTTCCAGAGATTCTAAATCCTTTAACTGCGGAACGTTTAATGTTTCTCTGGACGATAATTCTACCTTTCGCATTTCTTCGAATGCGTCTACGTATCTTTTGAACTCGCCCCATGCGTTGAATATTTGCTTCAGCAATTTCTTCCACTTCCTCATATATATCTGCGGCAATAATCTTCTTTACTTCCACAAGTCTTTTCTTTGCAAGTTCTTCAAGTTGCAAATCAATAAACTCTTTCGCATCGGCGAAACGGCCCTCAGAAATTAAATCTACTAATCTCATTTGGCTTTACTGAAAGCGAAGTCTGATGCTTTGGCAAAATGTTCTGGTGACTTATGTACCATATCAGCAAACTTCTTTTTGTTTGTATCATTCAATGCTTTATGCACTTGTGTGATTGCCGATGCAGTAAAATGGTCCACCTTACGAGTATGACCGGAAGCAAACTTAACTGATTGTGCAGACTTACCAGCAACAATCTTATGTAGTGTATCCATTACCGCTTCTTCAATTTGTTCTTCTTCAACAATATCTTCAACACTCTCTTGTGCTTGAATCATATCGGCTTTATCGCCAACGAACGGAATGCTAAAATATTTACCAAGTCTTTCATTATAATACAAAGCAATCTTGGTATTGTTTGGATAGATACGAATCGCTTGTCTCTTCAAGAGCAATACGAATGGTGGTGCTTTATCTGGATTATCAGAGAATGCTTCCACGATATCTTGTTCTACTTCCACTTCCTCACTTACTGCTTTACGTGCTGTGCGATAAATTTGTGGATTGTTCGTAATCAAGTCTACCATTTTGGTAAACATGTTTTGAATAATTTGTCTGTCAGCATTAGAGAAAGATGGATGTTCTTCACCCATCTTACCAAGAATTTGGTGTAGTCTTTGAAGTTGACCTTTGTTGGCCAAACCTGCACGAACAAGTGCATCGAACTTTGTGAAGTCCTGTTTTTCTTCTTCTACGACAACTTTTCTAAATTCTTGTAACGATTTCATTCTGCTGGTGTTTCTTCAGGTGCTGGTTGTTCTACTTTGCCATTAAACAATGTGGCACCAATTTCTTGTTTCTTGGCGTCCAATGCTTCTAATGCTTTTGCTGATAGAAGTTCATTCAAACCATCTTTTGCTTCAGCACTTTGTCCAGCGCCTAGCATATCAATAATTGTTCTTGCATCCATAATTTACTCCTTATTTTTTATTTATGAACTTACCAAAACGATTTACCACATCATCTAATTCCGGTGTATCACCTTCTGCGGTACCTTTATCCGTGACATTATCTTCTGGTGGATAATTCTCAGGGTCTAGTTGTGGTTGTTGTTCTTGTTCTGGTGGTAAAGGTTTACCATCTGGTCCTAATGGAACAGGATCAGGTTCTTTCTCAATTTGTTTATCCATCTCTTTAATGTCTTCGTCTGTAAACTGAAGAACATTCTTTTTAACCCATTCTTGAGAGAAGTAACGACCCACATATGGATCAACTAGACCAAGAAGTTGTAATCTATTTTGTAACAACTCAGCATTCTTTAACTCAGCAAAGTTATTATCTTTCTTAAAATCGAAATAGATATCGTCACGGAATTCTTCCCATTCTTCTTGTGTGCAAATTCCTTTCAAGGTTAATTGCGTCTTCAAAGCATGGTCAAAAATCTGTGCAAATTTATTACGTAGTTTGGTAATAAACTTATTAAATTTTAATTCATCACGTGTAACTTCGGTTGTTCTTCCTAGACCAATCATACCACCACCTTGTGGTTCTAAACGTGAATATGGAACGCTTAGTGATTGTAAAAGTTTCTTTTGGAAGTATTGAACGTCTTCAAGTTGACCTAAGTTTTGACCAGCAGCCAATGTTGTAATCTCTGTGCCTTTACCACCTTCACGGCGAGGCAACCAGAAGTCTTCTAACATAGACATGTGTTTGCGGTCATCACGGAGTTCACCAGTCTGTGCATCGTATACCATTTTGTTACGATACTTGACCATAACGTCACGTAGATATTGTTCCGCTTTACCTTTTGGTAAGTTACCAACGTCAATGTAGAACACACGGCGTTCTGGTGCACGACTGATACGATAGATAACTACCGCATCTTCAATCATACGCAACTGGTTCAAAGCCTTAATTGCTTTGTGTAGATATGAGATAACGAATGTATTTTTTGCATCCATCATACCTGAGTTAACACAGATAACAGAATCTGGTGAAATTCTCAAGCCTGTATTTGTGGATGCTGAGTAACCTTGTGTGGAAATACCACGGTCATTATAAACATAGTATTCAGCCATAGACTTGATAACGTCTGCACCAGTCTTTGGATCTTTTCCTTTTTGGACCTCACGCACTTTACGAATTTTACGTGGATCAATGTATCTTAATTCTTGAATACCTTCTTTTGGATTTGCTTCATTAACGATGACATGGTAATAAATTCTACCATCAATATACCAACGTTTGAACAAATCATCTGCCATGTTAGAAAAGTTTAACATCTTCAAGACATTATCAAACTCTTCTGTAATTTTTTTCTTGATAGAATCTGGCTGTTTTAATTTATCAAGAATAATGTCTACTACTCTACCATCATCATCATGTGTAATTGCTTCATCAACAATTTCGGTAATAGCATTATCACACTCTGGATGATTAGACATTTCACGATAACGTGTGATGAGTTCCAGTTCATTACGAACTGAACCTTCCAAGTCTACATAAGTTCCGTAGTGTGCATTTTGTGTAATCGTAACTGCGCCATCATCCAACGCTTGAGTTGGAAGCGCAAACGAGGACTGCTTAGGGTCCTCTTTCTGGATGATATCTTTTTCACCCAATGTAAAGCCGAATAGTTTTATAGCCACTTATAGTTTCCTTTTATCATTATGTATAGAGAGAGGGACCACTCGGTCCCTCCGTCAATTAGACTACTAAATCTTCAACCGATTCCCACCATTGGTAAGACAAGTTAACTGTGAATTCTTCGATAGTATCGTTAGAACCCCAATCAACATCAATAGTAGACAAGTCTGTTGGGAATAAACCAATAAACTTATACTTCTTCAAGGTGTTGCCACCTTTACCATATTGTCTTACTTCACCATCTACTGTGTAACCAGTAGGTGTAGAAGCGGATGGGTTACGAACGTTAGTTGCATGACTATTCATACCATTCATCCAGCGTTCGAAAGCATTACGAATAACAAAGTCTTCATCATTGATAATGGTGATAGACCAGTCTTGGAAAGTTCTGTTACCAGCAAATTTCAATTCACGACCGAAGTATTGAACTGGAACTGTGTTAACTGTAGAACCTGGCAACTGAGCAGTCTTACACATAAATGTAAGTTTTGTTTGTGCAGTTCCTGGCAATGCGAATGCTGGGAATGGTAGCGTCACTTCGAATAGATTCGGACGGGCACCATCTCCCTGCATTTGAGAGCGGAATTCATTAATGTTAAAAGCCATTTAAGTTTCTCCTATCTCTCTATTTATTAAACTCTACCAACAACTTCTTCAAAAGAAACACCGGTGCGAACAGCAACGAAGTTCAATTGGATAAAGTTGATTGAACGAGCAGGTTTGATGTAGATATCGCCAACGAATTGGTTCTGGTCAATAACTTCACCTGTGTTATTTGTTGTGTCACATACAACACGGAAGTCATAGATACCACGGCGACCTTGAACATCACGTAGATATGGTTCTACCAAGTTCACGAATGCGGCACGTGTAAACTCATCGTTGAATTCAAACAATGAAGAACGAGCAGCCTTAGC